ATGACCGAGAATACCATCACCAGCAATTTCACCTCACTCATCAGCAGCGATGGGCACCTGACGGAGCTGGATCCATTCGACCTGACGGATTGCGCCGGAGATTTCGCCAGCGATTTCGACATGGATGCCGTCAATGACGACTACTACGAGGCCTGCTGTGAGGCCCTGGCGGCGGTCCGGCCCGAATGGTGCCTGCTCAAGAACGCCGTGGTCATCGGTCCGGTCGACTCCCTCAGCCTGAGCGAGGACGAGAAAGAGACACTGGGCGAGCTCCTCGACACCATCGACGTGACCGCCATTCTCCAGCGCCACACGATCTGAGACACAACTACCCAACCGGTCCGGGGCGGTGACGCCCCGGACCATCACGAACAGGACTAGATCATGAGTGATATTCATTTGACGACCGTTCGCAGCGGTAACGCAGGAGTCATGCGCGGCAGCCACAACCTCGGACAGGTCACCCGCATCAGCTGGCCGACCCAGCGCGCCAACGGCGAGGTGTCCAGCGAACTCCGCTGGGAGGCACGGGCACCGTGGCAGATCGGCGAGGTCAACGCCTACGGCTACCCGACGTTCCGCACTCGCGCCGAGGCCGTCGCCCATCTCGCCGAAACACACTGACCCTCAACTACCAACTGGTCCGGGGCGGTGACGCCCCGGACCATCACGAAAGGACGTTGTTATGGCTCGAATGACCATCCACGCCGCTATCCAGGATGATCTAGCCGAGTGGGTCACCAGGCGCGAGGCCCTGAGGGGCGAGGCGAGGACGCTGGGACGGGTGGCTATTTCGGAACTGCGGACCTTCAAAGACCTGCTTGATTCTGAGTTGGCGCGGACGCGCTGGAGCCTGGCGGAGTTGGAGCTTCTGGCTCGGGCGACGATGGGCACTACTGCCGGTCCCGGTGTATCGACCTCGGTCGGGTCGATGTTCGGCGCGGTCTACGATGCACGCCGTCTGGGTGATGTGCCCGACGATGAGGCCACAGCGGCCCTGCTCGACAGGCTCGGAGCGCTGTCTCCCGCCGCCGATATGGCACTGGAGTATGCGGTGGCTGCATGGTGGGCCGACCACCATGAGCACACCGGGCTGGAGTGGGAGTCCGTCGGCGTCAGAGTCGCCACGGACTGACTAATGAGCCGCAAAGCACGATGGGGCGCGTTGGCGTGGCCTGGCATTTGCCGGGCCACAGCCTCAGCGCTGACTGACGAGTCACGGCGGCTGGGCGGGCTAGCGATGCGCGCCGAGGCGATGGGGGCCATCGGCCCCCGCGACGAGCTAGGGGCTGAGGCGGTGGCCTGCCGAGGTCATGCGGAGACCCTGGCGGCAGGTGAGCGCATCTGGGTATCAGCCGACATGGTGGCGGCTACCACTGATGCCGCCGCCGATGTGCCCAGCCTCGACACGATCGACATGCCTGCGACGCGGGGATGCCTCGGCCTGGCCGCGCCTCTCCCCCCGATCGACCTGGGTCCCTCCCTCTGGCTGCGCACACCAGAGGGAGAGGTGAGAGAGTACGCCGAGCCGATATCGGTCGACGCGCTGGCGTGGACGACCGTCGGGACATCGGTGCGAGTGGTGCTCATGACGCGCACATCTCGTCTACCAGCTTCGCTGCATGGCACCGACTCGCCCCTGAGCGTGGTCGAGTCCATGGCCGTCCCCGCCCGGATGGATTTCGACGGCATGGAGGCGCGGCAGGTGCAACCAGGCGGGGCCATGGACCAACTACCGCACGACCGGGTGCGCCCGATGCTGCGGGTGGCATCCTGGCTGAGCGCGGCATGGGTGCTCATGGCGACCCCGACGGTGTCGGAGCCGCACCCCATGGATGGCCGGTGGGGAGGCCCAGCAACAGGGCAGACCCGTCCACGTGATCGGGTGACCGTCGTCGACATGCGACCCATGAGGCAGGTGCACACCACCACCGACCCCACTGGCAGGCGGTTGACGACCCGCCACGTCGTGCGAGGACACTGGACACACCAGCCCTACGGCCCGGCCCGCAGCCTCCGACGCCTCCAATGGGTCGCCCCATTCATCCGAGGCCCCGAGGGGGCACCGTTTGTCGGCACCGACACCGTGCGAGTGTGGCGTAGATAGCAAAAAAGCCGCCCTCGACCACGTTGCGTGGCCGAGGGCGGCTTGTGCGTCCCGGGAGATTCAAACCTACCTCGGGTCGGACGGGAGGCTCTCACGTCCAGCCTTTGATGCTCTCACATCTAGCATTCATGATACGCCTCAGACGGTGAGGTTCGCTCGGTCTCCACCGGCGCGCTCGTATGCCTCGGACAGCTCAGCGATCTGGCCTGGAATGGACGCCAGCTGCGTGCGGCGATACTCCTCGGAGGCCCAGAGGGTGCGGAAAAACTGCAGGTCGGTGTGGGTGATGTCGTCGATACGGGCTGCACATTCTCCGAGGATGGCCCGACCCGCCTCGGAAACGTTGTCGAGGTCGCCAGCCATGCCTAGACGTGTGAGGAATGCGGTCATGTCATCAGTCATAGTTTCTCCTGTCATGCGGTGGCGTTTGGATTGGTCAGAGATGTTGGCCACGTCATATTCTCGTCCATCTCAAGAAATACTCGTGACATCTTGATATCGCCCGTACTCCATATGCGGACATATGTGTTACTGGCCCAATGTATTGTGGCAGTCGAGAGATCAATTTTAATGCCAGGAGCGTTGTTAAGGTTCAGTTTTCGCCATACCCACCCATGGCCAATGGCGTTTTTAATGTCCAGATTCTCTCCTCCGTCAGGTTTGGATTTAATATTGATCCCGATATCTATCATGATGATGTTATTGTGTCGCACGACACCATTTCTCATGCCTGGAATCGGGTCTGCTGTAAACCCGGCGTTGCGGAGGAGCGAGAGCAGATTATCCTGGAAGGAGATAAATGGTGTCACCCCATATGTGACACGCCATCCTTTCGGCGTCCGCTGCCACTGCCACGCCCCAACCCCGGCACCGTCAGTCGATGACCACAGCGCACCAATCGGAGCGGATTGCACCCATGCCCGGCCCGAGTCGTCAAGCGTCGAAATAATGTCCGGGCGGCCTGGGCCAGTTCCGGTGAGCGTGGAGGGCTGCCCCGTCACGCCGATAGGCCCGGGAGGACCCTGGATGCCTGGTACGCCCCGATCGCCTTTAGGCCCCTGATCGCCTGCAGCCCCAGCGGGACCGGCGGGACCGGTAGCACCCGGCGGACCCGGCGGACCCTGAAAAGCCTCCCGTGGCACGCCGGTGACCTCGTTGCCGTGGCGGATGAGCACGTCGCCATCGTTGACGGTAGCCGGGACAAGGATGGTGACTGTTGGCGTGGTGGGTGAGGGCGGCTGCCATCCAGCGGCGGTCCACAGATCCAGCGGATGGTCCACTGTGTGATCCGTGGTAACCGTGATCTGATACGGGGTCCAGCCCAGCTCGGCGGCAAAGGACACCTGCCATGCGCCCGTCCAGAGCCACAGCCCCCGCTGGCCATTGAGCGACAGATATCCGTCCGCGTCCAGGTCGGCGGTGATCGTCTCGTGCTGCGACCGCACCGACGGCTCAGGGAGCACCCCCTTGATGATGCGCCCCGTCTCCAGTGGACGGAAAATCACCGCCCGCTCGAGGGAGACGGGAGGCCCGTCAGGGTAGGGGTCATCGGATGCCGTGGAGTCCGCGACAGCCCGAATGGCTCGAGCAACAACGAATCCGTATGCATACTCGACGGGGAGCTTCGGCTCTGCCATAGTCACACCTCTGCATGGCGTGCGACAGCGACAGAGCCGGGCTCACTGTCGGTCGTGACGGTGTCGCCGACGGGCTCAATCATGCCGGGGTCATCGGCGGGAATGTCCAGGGCAGGCTCGGCGGGAGGCTCAATGAGCCCCGCATCCTCGCCCACAATGGCCGGGGCGTCAGGGTGCTTGCCAGCAACAAACGTCGGCGAGCCCAGTGACGTGGCGACCGACAGGATGGCGGCAACCGCTGCCGTGACGAGGGCCGACAGCCACGGGAGACCGCGAACACTATCTACCGTGTATACGACACCAACGCCAACGCCAAGCGTAGCAATGAACGTTTGAATGAAGGTCTTGAGGGCGCGCTCAAAACAGCCGATCCAGAAATGCTTACCCATTCACTTCACCTTCTTCTCAAGGTCGGAAATGCGATTCTCAATCGTCATGATGCGGTTGCGGCATTCCAGCACGTAGTACCAGACAGACCACAGCGCGTCCTTGGTGCGCCACAGCTTTCCGTTAACAGGATTCTTCACCCAGGACAGCAACTCAACCTGCTTTTTCAGGGAGCCGTTCTGCGTCTGGACGACGCTGACGTCGTGGTGGAGCTGATTGTTTGAGGCTTTGATGAGCTTGGTCAGGGTGTTGATGTCGGACATGCTGAGTTCTCCCTCTGAAGTGGTGTTTTTTCCTTGGACGGCGGCAATGAATTTATCCCACGGGAAGTAGGGTCCCGGGTCGTCGTGGTCGGATTGGTGAAAAGCGTCGGACACGTTGTCGTGTCCGCAAATGCCAGACATTCCGTTCTTCACCTGCGCGGTGGAGAGTTTGCGAACCGGGATGCGGTGCCGGTGGCAAATGTCGCGGGCGAGAATCGCGGCGCGCTCCACGGCTGGCCATACCTGCGGCGATAGCCACTGCTCACGAGTGTATGCATGAGAAGGATTCTCAAATGAGGCGCGTGAGCCGCCATCGGAGCAGATCTCGATACCGATGGAGTGGCTGTTCGGCGGGGCGTGATAGCCGATGGTGTTCTCGGGCAGACATTGGACCGTGGTCGTGACGTCGACGACGTAGTGGGCAGAAGCGGGGCGGGATGTTGACGCAAAATACCCCGCGGTGGAGACCGCCCTACCCGCCCGCGATGCCGACGGGAACCCCACGTCAGGGCAGGTCGAATGTATGACCAGCCGGGTGACCGGTGCGTTGGTATTGCCGCCGTGATGGCGGGCCTGGATGAATGTCATGGCGTCCTCTCAGGGTGTCGGTGTTGCGGTCGGGGTAGGGGAGGGTTCTGGGGTGGCGCATACGGTGGCCCCAGCGACAGTCGATGTGGTGCCATCGGTGAGGGTGGCGACGAGGTGTCCGCCGTCGCAGGCGAGGGAGGCCAGGCTGCGACCGTCCTTGCCGTCATGTCCGGGTGCTCCTGCCGGCCCCGCCGGTCCTGCTGGACCCGCCTGGCCGTCGTCTCCAGGAGCCCCGGGTGCGCCGTCCTTGCCGGGCTGGCCGTCATTCCCGTTGGCCCCGTCATTTCCGGGGTCACCCTTGAGACCGGGTGCTCCCGTGGCGTCCTTGCCGGGCTGGCCATCTCGCCCAGGCGCCCCTGTCGCGTCGCGTCCAGGTCTACCGCCTCGGCCCTGCTGGCCGTCCCGGCCCGGCGATCCAGGCCTCCCGGCTGGCCCTATGGGCCCTGCCGGGCCGGGGGCTCCGGCGGTGGGCGCGGGGGCGTCACGAACCCGAGATTCGATGCGGCTGGCCTCATCGCACAGGCCCGCCTGTCGCAGTGACCGACCCTCATCGGTGCTGGTCGCGCACGCGGCCTTGACGCGACCGGCCAGCGATTTCGCGGCGTCAGCGTTGCTGGCGGCCTGCGATCCGGCGGCGTCGCGCTGGCCCTGGATGTGCCCGGCCCAGCCCGTCAGCGCAGCCACCACGATCACGAGTAGCGCCAGCATGACGGCCTGCCACACGTTGAGCCGCTCCGATGATTGGCGCTGGCGGCGTTCTGTTTCGAGTTCATTCGTCGGCTGCATTGGTCATCCAATCTGGCAGGTCAGGCAGGGAAATCGGGGCTACGGTGCCGGGTAGAGACGCGTTGTAGCGGCGTGCAGCGCGGCGGGCCTCGTAGGCCCACTCCTCGAGCGCGTCGATCTGGGCCGCCTGGTGACGCTGGATTTTGCGGGACCTGTGCGTCAGAGCTGGCAGTGCCGTGAGCAGGGCTGCCAGGACTGTCGCGATCCCGGTGACGATCGTGGAGGCCAGCCCTCCCATGGCGGCCTCCTCAGGTCAGGTCGTGCTCACTCCATGCGGCGGCGGTCAACAGTGCCAGCGGGGTGCACACGAGCAGGCCGAGCATGGGGGCTGCGAGCGAGGCGGGCGGTCTCGTGTCGACCGACCATGCCAGGTCTAGGGCCGACCACACCGCCCATGCGGCAGCACTGAGGCTGGCCCCGGCGATCCCCCACAGATGTGACGCCCGGATAGCCGCGATGGCGAGGATGACGGCTGCGGTCCCGTGGACGCTCACCCACCACCAGTCGTCGACCAGGGCGACCGGCTGCGACAGCCCATGGACCGGCAGAATCGCGGGTGCGGCCCGGCCTGTCAGGTGCAGGCTCACCATGAGCACGTGTGTCCACGCCAGCAGGACAGTGATGCGCACGACCAGATGCGGACGGTGACAGAGGTGGGCGAGGAGCTGGCGAACCTCGCTCACGAGATTCCGGCGATGCTCGGCCATGCCTGATCCACCCATCCCAGCAGCGCCGAGTCGTCAGCCTTGCCAGCGATGACGACATCCTGGGCGCCTTGGTCGACCGCACAGGACCACAGCGCGAGCCGATGGGGAGATTCATCGCCCCGCAGCACTCGCGTGCACAGATCAGACTCTGGTCCACTCAGAGGAGCGCCACTGGCGCGTTTGGTGCGAGCAATGCTCCATACCGCGACCTCCAGACGCCGCCGAAACGGCGCATACTCTGCATCGTTGATAATGCTCCATGCACCATCGAGACTGGCCATGATCCCTCACTTCGTATAGGTGACCTTGAGTTTGATGTCAGACAGCGCACTCGAGAACTTGCCGTATTTATCGGTCGATGTTCCCGCGCCCTCGCCGAGGGTGAATCCACGGATGGTTCCTCGTGCGATCCCCGACCACCACCCGCTCGGAATCGGAATCCACATTCCCGCCCCCGGCTTCCACAGCTGCGTGGTGAATGCCCCGCCCCCAGAGGTTTGCGGGGATCCCGGCAGGGCCGTGGAGTCGAAATGGCCAATCCGGGCGTAGCCACCGACGTAGTTGAACCAGGAGCGGTTGCGCAGATACAGCCACACGCCCTGAATGTGGACCCCACCCGACGACAACGCATCGGAGGGCTGAGACCCCCACAGCGCCAGCGAGTACCGCTGATATCCGCCGTAGTAGCCGTGGTGCAGCGAGTCTGTGACAGCCGAGCCGCCGCGCCACGAGCGGACTGCGGCGGCATTCCATGTGGTCGTCCTGGTTGTCACAGTGGGGGCAGTGGGTGTCACCGTTCCGCCCTGGAGGGGCGTACCCCCGCCAGTGTTGACAGCACCATCACCCCAGGATGGATAGGTGCCCACATCCTCGACGTAGATGTCGAACGGGTAGGTGTCATCGGACGCCAGGTGACCACCATCGGGGGATTTCTGCTGCCGGGCCGTGAGCAGGATCCTCGCCGTCACATCGCTGGCCTGGACTGGCAGAAACAGTGCGAACTCGACGTGCGTCGATCCATCAGTGGTAAACGCCGCCATACCGGCTCGGGGCGACGAGATGGTGGGAGCCGATCCGTCAGTAGTCATCCTAGCCATGAGCACCAGGCGACCAGCGCCGCCGCTCCACGCCATGCCGGACGCCACAAACCGATACAACCGTCCGGCCACCATGGGGATCTGCAACTCCAGCAGTCCGAGATCACTGGAGCCATACGTGATGGCGTTGAGGCTGGACGTGGACCCGAGTTTCTGGCGAGCAACAACACCCTGCGGGAGTCTGCCGATGATGTCCATGATGTCGTCGCCGCCGATGGTCAGAGTGCCGTTGACCGTGGCTGAGGTGGCCAGCAGCGCGCCATCCTGCTCAAACCCTGCGATGGGGCTTCCGCTGCGATCCGACAGCACCATACGGTCAGTGTCAGGCCCGCCCAGCGAGACGGTGGTGATCTCCTGGCCATCATCATCAGATCGGATCACCTCGACCGTCGATGCCCCCACATGGACACGAGGGAGCGCCGTAGCTGACGGGGACCAGATGTCGATGCCAGACAGCGACCCCGAAGTGATCGTTCCGGCATCGAGGTTGGCCAGGGCCTGGCCATCGATCTTGTCGGGCTGCCATGCCGTGCCGCCCCAGTGCCACATGCCGATGGTGTGACCATGGTCGTCATGGCGGAACCACGTGTCGCCGACGGTCGATCCGGGGCCATCTGGGGCATTGATGGAGTGGGTGACGGTGGATTTCCCGTCGGCGCTCGCAATCGCCTCAGTGACCTCACGCGACAGAGCTGACATGGGGATAATGGCGCGCCTACCCATGACATCTGACACGGTCCATTGACCGTCCGACAACTCGACAGTGACCGACTCCGCCGAGTCGCCATCCCGCATCCCGTCAGGCAGGACGGCCCGCAAATTGTGCGGGACAATGGCGCGCACCGACGTGCCATCATGCAGCTGGACGGCAGCAACAATATCGACAGCGGGAGGCCACACCTGGAACCACTGCTCACCGTCCTGAGGGGTCCACTGTGAGGGTGCCTCGACGTCGGTTGTCACCGTGTCGGGATCGGTGTCGCCGATACCCCATGACACCGCCGAGTAGCCGATGACGGTAGTCCCGCCATCTGGGCTGATCTGCCCACCATCGGGCGCGAGCTGGGAGGCGTCCACCATGTGGAGATCGTGCCCCGACCATGCGACGGCAATACCGCCTGCCTCGACGGTTGTCACCATCGACACTTGGCCCTGGATCATCGACGCGACCCCTTCCTCGCGACAGTGACACGGCGCGTCATCCGGCGCACGTGGGTATGCCTGCTGATCGTCATGTGTCCATCTGCGGTGAGCGGGATGGAGAACTTCATGAGCGCCATGCGCCACGTCCACTCACCGGCATCGACGGCGATTATGTCGCGCGGCTCCAGATGCGGCACGGGCACTACATCGAATGCCAGATCCACGAACGCCCAGCCCAGCTCATTCAAACGATGTTTAGCTATCGCCCTGGCGTCAGCAGACGACGTGATGTCCTGGTTGTCGATCTGCTCACGCAGATACCGTGGCACCCCTCCCCGACTGAGGTTCTTCGGACTGAGAGGATGGCTGGACGGGAGAGTCGCCGTTCCGTATACGGGCCTCTTGGAGCCCTTGGGCACGCCGCCATGCACCACTACAAAATTCCTGATGTTTGACAGATCGGAGCTGATATCCGGCTCAGTGAGCATGTCAACACCACGACGGAACGTCCACGCCGAGGCTTTCACATAGCTTTTCAGGCGGCATCGTCCGCGCCCGTCATAGAACAGCAACGGATCAGTCCCGAGCTTACGTGAGGCCAACGTCCACGACAACTGCTGCAGCTTCTGCCACGGTGCCTCATTGCTGAGACACTGCCACGTCGACGTCACCTTGTCTGACCATCTGGGGATTGACCGAAATTCCTCCCCAGAATCGGAGAGAACCTGAGATATGATGTCAGTTTTACGGGTGCCGGAATCGTAAATCCAGTTGCGCGACTGAGGCACCGTCAGGAACGATTCCTTGCCGCTGGCCGACAGGCTCACAGAATCAGAGTTCCGTTTTATGCTGGTGATCGGACCCGTAAACACGGGGACATCGACCCACTGTGGCAGCTGCTCGGACCACACGCCGTAGAAGACGCGGATCATCCGGTCGGCATACAACGCGGCCTGCGCTGGCCCTTGAGCGTCAAGGTTGAGTTTGCCGTCCGGGTCGCGTAGCTCCAGCTGGCATGTCCGTGACACGTCAGACTCAATGTCCACATCAACCGACCCCGACAGCACGCCATCCTCTGCTGTCGCAATGAGGTTGTGATCTAGATCGAGCACATCGACCCGCGTGCGGACCCGATGGTCGGCCAGCAGCCCGGCCTCGAAGGCCCGCCTGTCAGCGTCGGACAAACGCAGGTCGATCATCGCGCCACCTCGAACGGGAACTGTCTCACCTGGTGGAAATCGAACGAGACGCGCCACATGCGTGTGGCTTGACGGTTGACCGACATCACCTGCACGCCCGAAATGTTCACGGGGATAACCCGGTCCTCCGCCACGAGAAGGAACTCGTGACCGATCCACGTCTTCCACTCCAGGAGCCGTGATGCCCATACCGGCGTGGTGTCCGCGTCAGCCAGCGGAACTAGCATTCCGGAGATGCTTCCCTCGTATCCGCGTTGCGCCGACACCACCACGATGGAACGCGGCGACCCGATTGGCTCCAACGTGGACGACACCTCGGGGAGCTTCCAGTCGTGCTCGGTGTCGGAGACAATGCCGACGGCCTCGTCCGTGTCCGGGTCGATGAGCCACGTCCCCTGCAGGTCGCGGTCGAATGTCAGCTCCAGCGGCTTGGATGCCTTGCCGTTGGCGACAGCCTGCACGGCCACTGTGTGGCTCCCGGAGGCCACATACACCCAGCGGTGGAACCCCGCCTCAATGGAGCCGAGAGAGTTGCCCGGGCCGCGATACACCTGGACGCCATCGCGAGTCACGATCCACTCGTCAGGCATCTCAGCGCGCCTCCACGACAGCCGCACCATCGGCTTCGTCCTGTCCTGATCGACCGTCAGCGCCACCGGCGATGCCACAGACGCCGAGGGCGTATAGGTGAACGTGACGGTGGCCTCGCCACGCGGAGGACATCCAGGGGTGCCCATGCGGGCCGTCAGCCCGTCCCACACCTCCACCAGAACCTCATACCGGCCCGCCTGTGACAGTGCCACATCGGGCGTCCATGAGGTCGCAGACGACCACACCACGCCCGAGGAGGCCACCTGCACCGGAGACGCCCCGGCCCACCGAGATATGGTCACCCGCCAGTGCGTGACAGGCCCACCGGATCCGGCCGCCATCGTCCACGTGATGGGCGGCGTCGAGTCGGTGACCGTCGGAGATTCAGCCGACGGAGACCCCAGCGCCACTGACGGCAGCCGTTGATAGGCCAGCTTTGCTGGCGCAGACCATCCGGACCACAGGCCCGAGCCGTCCCGGATACGCACGCGCCACCACAGCGACCCACCCACAGCAGGGGCAGGCCACCCGGTCACCGTGGACGTATCTAGCTGAGACAGGCCAGTCTCTACGACGTCGGAGGTCCATCCAGGGGAGGCGAATCCCGTCTCGGATGAGGACGTCTGCACCTGGCACGCGGCAATGTCAGTGTTCCCGACATGGTCGTAAAACGTCCACCGAAGAACAGGGGTCGGTGTCCCGACAATGGCACCAGACACCGGAGCCAGATCATCGGGCGGGAACGGATTGGTGTACCAGTCGATGTCGAGACTCGGGGTAGAATCCGCCGAGCCATCCATGAGTATGGAATCACCCGACAGCGGAGACCACAGCAACAGCCCGTAAAACCGTTGCCCGTCCGCCACCTGCTGCATCTGCCGTGTGACGTCGATACGCCACACGCCACCGCCAGCGATCGCGCCAGATCGGGTCGCATCCGTGCGGGGGCCAACCCCTGACGGCTTCGATTTCCAGTCCAGTTGCCAGAACGACGCAGACCACGGCCCAGCAAGCTGCGCAGTAATAGCGTGTCTGGTGTTGCCATTGCGCCTCAGACGCAGATTCAGAGTCGCCTTGCCAACATTGGCGCCCGTCGACGGGAACGGGTTCGCAAACCACAGCACCGTCCAGTACCGATGCCCAGACGTGCCGGACACCGCCAAATATGTGTGATGTGTGAAGTTCCTCGCCGACGGATGCGCCTCGTCAACATAGGTGCAGTACCGTGCCGTGAGATTGACGTGAGTCACACTCGAACCCCCCTACGTCTCATATCGTGAATGGTGTCCGATGCGGCGTTGATCCCCTCGACGTACATGCGGCCCACCAGCTGATCATCGACATCGCGTACCACCAGCACCGAGGGCATTCCCTGCCCCTGGCTAGCAATGAACTTCGCCGTGTCCTCGGCGTTGAACACCTGCGAACGGGCATTGAGTTTGCGCATCTGGGGACCCACAACCAACTCGGGACGTCCATCCTCAGACAGTGCAGCCACCTGCGAGAACGGCACCGTGCCGCCGTCCTGGTAGCCGTGACCAAACCCGATGACACGCCGCCAGTTGTGATGCTGGGCGTTGGCGGCACGCATGCCCACAATAAGGTTCTTGTACGGGTCGTACACGTTCGGCATGAACGGCCCCATGTCGCGGCCAAAGTCAGCCCACGTGACCTTGGGCACCTGCACCAGGCCGCGCGCCGGGTCGCCGCGGGCAATATTGACGTCATACACGCGGCTCGACTGAACGAGGCGAGGATTGCCGTCGGACTCGGTTTTGATCTGACGCAGCCACTTGTCCTCGTCGGCCTTGCCACCGCCAATGCCAGAGGCCGCCAGGGCGCGTGCCACCATGGGACGCCACGACTCTAGATTGCCCGGAGATCCGGCGGGGCCACCATCGCCGCCGTCTGACGACATTTTGTCCCACAGCCTCTTGGCCCACGAGGCGGCATCGCTGATGAGATGACCCGGAATCGCGGCCATCGTCGACGCCCATCCGCCCCTCCCAAAACGGCCCGTGATCTGGTTGACCATTCCGCCGACCTTCGACCTCAGAAACGCCATGGGGTTAGCCAGGCCGCCGAACGCGCTCTTGGCTTTCTCAACCATCTGTTCGCCCCAGCTCTTCACCGCATTCACAGCCCTGCCAAACCAACCAAATCGGTTGTCGGCTCGGTTACCGGCGCGGGCGTATGGGTCCTTACTGGTCAGCCCATGCAGACCGTCACCGCCAGCGGCGTACGCCTGCTGCTGATACACGGCAGATCCGAGCGCCACACCGGCGCCAGGCATGGGGATGCCGTGGACGTGCCAGCTGTAGTTCTGTGCCGGACCACGCACCCAGGCGGCAATGCCCTGACGGCGCAGCGCGTCACGAATGGACCACAGGTTCGCGCCGCCTGCCACATCCACCGCGTCGCCACGGTGGGACGTGCCAGACCATGGGGTACGAGGCCGGAACCCTCGCTGTGCAATCTGCAGCGTCGCCCCCAGTGATGCGGCAGTCAGCATCATTCGGCGCTCGAATTCCTTCGACCACCGACCAGAACCGCCGACAAGACCGCCACCGGCATACCCGGCCAACCCAGAGTTGATCGCGTGGAGGAGCGGCAAATTCCGTGCCGTCTGAGCGCGGTTGACGACGAACTCTCCCGGCTCAACCCTTGCCGTTGGCACACCGGACGACGACACCGCAAGGACGTTGTCCCGATTGCGCGGGTCAAACACGCCGGGGATGACACCACCAGAACGGAACCCGGCCAGCTTGATGGGCTTCATCGTGTTCTTCACGCCGAAAAAGTGCTGAACCTTGGCGACCGCCGAAATCAAACCCTTGTTGATCGGGATGTCGATAACCCACTTGATAGGGGCCTTGACCACGGCCCTGAGGCCGTCCCAGGCGCGCTTGATGCCGTCCCTCATCTTCGTGAAGGCGGTGATGGCGCCGCTCTTGAGTCGGTTGAACGTCCTCATCACGCCATCGTGGAGCATCGTGGCGCTACGCACCACATCATTACGGCCATTGGAGAAGGCGCGCTTCACTGCCGCCCACATGACCGACACTGTGTGGTTAACGCTGTTGCGGATCGCATTGAACCGTGACGTCACATAATGCGACAGCGACATGACGCCATTCTTGACGGAATTAAACCCGCGCGAAAAGAAATGCACGAACGGCCCAGAGAACCATCGTCCGATGGCAATCCCAGCGTTCTTCACGGAGGTGAACGCCCTGTTCATGACCCTGCGGAACGTTTCCGAGTGCCGGTATGCGTGCACCAGCGCCACGCCAAGCGCCACCAGCGCCGCAATGACAAGCGTGATGGGGTTCAGCGACATCACAACGTTAAGAGCGGCCTGGGCTGCGGCAAGGATGCGTTGCGCCCTCGATACCACGAGGGTTCGTGCCGCCCATATCGCCTGAGCCGCCTGCGCCGCCTTCATGACACTGATGAACGTGCCAATGACCACCACGAGTACAGAAACAGCGTTCTTGTGCCTCTTGAGGAACCCACCCACGGACGACATGACCGGAGACAAGCTCTTCAGCGTATTCTTGATGCCATCGAGCGCTAGTTTGAGCGCCCCCAGTGCGGCAGCACCGATGAGCTTCACCACATCGTCAATGACGGGCTTTAGGGCCGTCTTTACGCCACCGAAAAGCGTCTTGGCTGCCGCCGAGAATCCAGATATCGACTTCTTAATGCCGTCGAGGTCACCACGAAAACGCGATCCCAGCGACCCGAGACTTCCACCCGACAGGGCCTTGGTTACCTTGTCAAAAGCAGGCCCAACCATGCGCCCAACGGCGTCACCGACCTTCTTGGCGCCCTTCTCCATGGGTTCCATAGAGGCCGTAATGTTCTGAAACAACGGGGCCATCTTCGGGAAAACGCCCTGCATAAAATTAGCGCCGACGCGCCCCAGGGCAGCACCCATGTTTTTCATGGCGCCCGTGAATGTCTTGCCACTCGACTGCGCCGAGCCGCCCATGCCCTGCTGCATGGCCTTCGAGAACGTGGCAAAGTCAATCTTGCCCTTGGACACCATGTCCGACACTTCGGCAGAGCTCTTGTGCAGCACCTTGCCGAGCATCTGAATCACAGGGACACCAGCAGAGGTGAGCTGCAACATGTCGTCACCTTGCAGCTTCCCGCGTGCTGCGACCGACGAGAAAATACGGCCCATGTCGCCCATGGATGCACCGGCGATCGTGGCTGTATCGGCAACGGTTTTCAGCGTGGACTCGAGCTGCTTGCCAGGCTTAATTCCCGTGGCGACAAGCATCGACGACGTAGTGGCAGCCTCTTCAAGACCAAAAGCCGTTCCCTTAACCGAGGCCAGAGAGTTGGCCATGATCGAGTCGATGTCCTTGGCCGAGTTGCCCAGGCCCTCGAGTTTAGCCTTGGCCTCATCGATGGATTCGAGGCGGCTAAATCCCTTTTTGAGAGCCGTTCCCACGAGCGCGACACCAGATGCGGCGGCACCGCCGAGCGCCGTCATCGACGCAAGCCCAGCGGCCCTCACGCCTCCAGACAATGCCCCCGACAGGGACGACTGGAACCGTTTGCCAATCGACCCAGACGCGCCACTGAGCTTGGTGGCGAACGTGTCGGCGGACAGCCGAGCCGAACGTGCCGCAGCATCAGGCATCTTTGCGTACGGATCAGGGAGCCGCTTTTGGAGCTTCGCCAGCGAGTCCGACATACGGCCCAACACGCCACGATGTCGCTTCTCGGCGCGCTCCTCGGCGGTGGCCTGCTCCTGGGCGGCAGCCTTGACCTTGTCCGATGCGTCACTACGCCGCTTCTCGGCGGCAGCAAGATCCAGGTCGGCCTTCGCGGCACGTTGCTTCGCCCGCTCTAGCCGATCCTCGGCTGCCAGTACTTGCGACGACCCAGCCGCATACCGTTGCCGTGCCTCAGCGGCCTTGGCTTCGGTAATCTGCACCTGACGGGCAGCATTCGCCCGAGACTGAGACGCCTTCTGTGCGGCCTTCTCGGTCGTCTCAAACGCCTTTTGGGCAGACGCCGTGTTGGCCTTGGCCTTCTCAACCCCGGACGCCACGCCCGACGACAGAGCCCGCCCCATCTCCTGGCCAGCGCGCCCCGTGGCCTTCTGCGCCCGTCCTAGAAACTCCTCGATCTGACGGGCGGGCTTACCGTCAAAGCCAACCGACAGTGACATATAGCCCTGGGCAAGCTCAGTTGCCATCTGTCCTCCTCGGGCGATACCTGGCAGCCATGGCATCAACCTCGCTGCGCGTCATCGGGTTTCCGAAATGCTGATAGGACTGGTTGTCCGGCTCATCCCAGGGGCGGGAGACAGGGCGCGGTCGTGCCCCCTTGCCGCCGGCCATGGCCCACGCCAGATCGTTGGCCTGGTCGACGCGCACCGCCGCCAGCGTGGTGGCCACATCCCATGCGGAATGCGAATCAAGAGCGGCAGCTAGAGGCGTGCCCGGCTCAGCCATGCGGCACACAACAAACACATCCCGCCACGGCGCCCGGCCCGCCTCCGCGTCACGAAGCCTCAGCCCCGCCCGGATACACGCGTATTCGACTTCTTCGCGGTGCTCCGAGACGACGCCCCGGAGCCAGAGGATTCCGGGACGGTCATCTCCGACACCTCGCTAAGCTTGTCCGCAAAAGCCTCCATGAACTCCAGCGTGTCCGACTGACGCCACTGCGAATCGTCCACGCCAATCAGTCCGGGAATGCCAAAGATTCCGGCATAATGCCCCTCTTCGGCTTGCGAAAGCGCCTTAATGACACCCATGCGCGGATCTTCAAACTCAACCCGGTCAATCTCGTACTCGTGATCCTTGACGCGGATAACAACCTTGTCTTCTGACATGCCGTCGCCTTTCATTGAGTGCCGCCATTAAAGAAGGCCCCGTGCAGCGGGCGCGGCGGCACAATAGACCCGCCACACGGGGAGTACATGGGTTACGCAGAAGCGGCACCGAGATACCAGTTAAAGAACTTTCCGGCGCTGTCCTTGAACAGTTCGATCGTGGTCTTAAAGGACACGACGTCGGTCTTCTTGAACGGAATCGAATCAATTCCGGTGATCTGACCGTCGCCGATGTCAAGAACGCCATCGCCGTTGGCGTCATGGAGGCAGAACGCGAACTGGGCGTGAGGAAGGACCTCGCCGGTGTACGAAATTGCGGTGACGGCACCAGACGTGCCAACCTTCACATTCGCAGCACCAAACAGAGCCTTCCCGACCGCAGCGGACACCTGGTCAAACGTCACCTCAATGGAAGCCGAATTTGACTTCTGGATGACCGCAATAGTGTCGAGATTCCAATCAAGAATCTTGTCGGTAGAATTGTCAAGCTTGACGTTGATGCCATCATCGGCAACATAGCCGAGATCAATATATGCCGCATCAAGGGCGGCTACGCCATCGGTGGGGCGCTTCGACCCGAGGGGTGCGTAGAACGCATACCCGGCCTGCTTAGGCCCTCCAACATGGACTTCGGCGGTGTTCTTGCCAGTGGTAGCCATAATGGCTCCTTTCATGGGGGTGCCGCCGCCATGAAAACGTATTCTGTTGTGTTATCTCTGGATAGTGATCGTAGCCGTTAGAAAGTACCTGGGTATCCCGTCCTCGTCGGGGAACCATGCCGGAGAAGCGCACTTTGCATCAACGATGAATGTATCCAGAAAGGCCCGCCCGGCCAATCCGTCCACCTCACGTTTCACCCTGTCAGCCAAAACAGCTGCATCGACCGATTTACCGGCGGAAGCCGTCAATGTCACATGACGCTCATCAATGACATGCGATCGCGTTGTAGGCCCACCTGAGGCCCTCACCTGAACATGGCCCATACTGGCCGCATTGGCCATGCCAACTGGGCGTTCCGTAGACACTGCGACACCAACGAGGTTGGTTAGTGCAGCCACGAGAATCGACTCAATGTCAGCCATGATTGCTCTTCGTGTCGGACTTCTTGGGGGTTGGTTTATCTGCCGGAATGGCAAACCCGGAGGAAATCATCGAGTTTGCGCCAGCACGGCCCAACTCGACAACCTCGCCAGACTCAACAATTTTCACCCATACCGTGTCGATATCGTCGCTCATGTCACCTCCTAGCAGATTCAAGACATGCCGTGAAACCGTGCGGGTCATGCTGGACGAGCCATGTCGCAAACGCAGTATTCGGGCGCACCGTGTACCGCGATCGGTTCACTCCGGGCTCAGTGACGACCACAAACTGGTCCTTTGTGTCCTCCGGATGCCGGCCTGACCTCGGATGAGCTCGCGCCCACTCGTTCGCGGCATCTCTGGCCCTCACGGCCATATCAAGCGTCACCTGATCGACAGCATCACTGCGAAGGATTTTGCGGAAGCCCTCATGGTTGAGTTTTACCCTGGCATTAGCCATCTATTCTCCGAACCGTGAACTGATATCCAGGCTCAAGGCCAAACGGACCATGATTCCAGTCCTGGGACTCACCCACAACCTCGTACGCGATGCCATCAATGACTATTCGATCCTTGACAGCGGCAGGCCACGGTGACAGCACAACCAGAGTTGTGGAAACACGATTCGCCCCCCGCTCCAACGGCTCCGACGACGACGACTGATACCAGCCGTACACATTCCTGGGTTCAGGTCTACCTTCCCATGATGCGTATGTGTCATTTCCGTGCAAATCTTTGGTTTGGCGCGTGTCCTTCGTGACATGGTGATATGTCACAGCATGTCGGGCGATCACAGCATTCGCCGTTCTGGGACGTTCTCGCCTTCATAGAGAGGCCCCTCAAAACCGTTGATATCCGACCCGCACGAACATGCTGCACCCCACATGATGGAGCATGTTTCAGCGTGGCGCGACGCAGCGGGAGATGCGAACGACGGCGTAATCGTGAACGCACGTCCCTTCCCGGACGCCTCCTTGCATAACTTTTGCAAATCGGTGATTTCGGACGGCCACAGCAGCCCGCGTGACGGCTGAGTTGTCATCGTCTGGGAGAATGGCCCCGCCGTCTGGGACGTGACAGCGCCAGATACGCCCACCTCGTTCCATCGCAGAATGGCGCGGCGAAGAATCGCCTTAGCCGCGTCGCGATGGGGGAAGGTGGGGTCTGACAGGCATGGAGCCACACGCACGGCAGTGGCCTCCGCGTCAATGATCATCGCCTCGGCTTTATCAGCGGGAATATCGGCAAAAGGCGCCAAGTCATCCAGTGTAATCAAGTCCATGTCAAACCCCACTCCCACTCTTTACGACACAGAATCACGCTCCGGACGTGGCGGCCGGAGTCTTGACGAGAACGAACTTGTTCGGGTCGGGAATCGACACATACACCACAGATTCGATGCGGAACAGCACCTCGTTTGCGCCCTTGAGGTCGCGGCCCGTGTTATCCGGATCGCCGTACTCGATGAGCTCCATCGGGAAGGTTCGCTGGAAGCCCCATCGAACCTTCGACCAATCGCCCACGATGGCGCGAATGGTGGAATCCTTGGCAATCTCAGGCAGGCCCGAAACCGTCGAGGACATTCCAACCTTCAGGCCACGCCACGCCCCCATGTCGCCGAAACCAGCGTTGGGGTACCTGGGCTGACCGGCCAGCGCCGTGCCCTTCGGCCACACCTCAGTGGCCAGCGAGTAGTTCAGGTCAGCGGTCATGGCGATGCCGTCAGGCATGATCTCGCCGGTGGAGGCCAGCTTTCCGACAGCCGCCACGAGATCATCCGTGGGGCTGGTCGTCATGGTGACGGTCTTGTTCGACCTCGACAGGCTTGTCGGAATCGTCGTCGCCGAAGCGCCCGTCGCGGGGTCGATGCCGTGGAACGCGATGAGATCGACAGCACGACTGATGGAGGCACCGAGGGCCGGGGCGATCAGATCTTTCATGACTCCGAGACGGTAGTCAGAGTCGCTCCACAGGAACTCGTTCGAGGCGCGCTGCTGGGTGACGAGCTTAATCGGAGCGGCCTTCCATGTCGTGAAGGACGGAGGAGCGCCAGCAGGCTTCCCCTCGGTCTCATCAACGATCTTGGCACGGGGGACGCCGGAGAACGTGCCACCCTTGACAGGCCCGAAAATCGTCGGCTTCTCGGGAGACAGGCTCGCCAAAACGCCGGAATCAAGCGCCTTGTCGCGCACGATGCCGACCATGGTGCCCGGGAGCTCCAGCATCGTGGAGTTAATGGTATTCGGGTTCACAGCCATCGCTGCTACCTCACTTTCTGCTAGCGAGGGCGTCAACAAAGTCGCGCGCCTCGGTCAGTTCTGGGTTATCCTCTGGAGGCTGGCCAGCCAGCCTCTTCATCTGCCGCTGTTGTGAGCCAATGAGTCTGGACAGGACGTCAGCCGACTTCTCCAGCTCCTCCCGCGTGGATCCGCTGAGGAACTGGCATGCTTCATGGGCCAGTCCCTTCTCTGCTGCCACATCTCGGCGGAGCTGGTCGAGCCTCAGCGCCTCCACCTCGGCCTTCAGTTCACCGTTTGCGCGAGTGAGCTTCTCTACGTCGGAGAGCCCCTTCGTGGATTCCTGGGCCAACTTGTCCAACTCCGACTTGTTCGCCTTGGCGCGTTCTTCCCACTTGCGGGCCTCGGCCTTCCAGTCGGTTCCGCCTTGCGGCTGGTCCGGCTTCTCCTCGGTCTTCTGATCCGCGTCCGCCTGTGCAGGCGTCAACTTTTCGTCCGACTGCTGCTGATCCTGTTCGGTTCCTGGCATTGTTCCTCCGTGCGGGGGTAGTGATTCGCCCCCGTGCGGGGACGGCGTGCCATGACGGCGGCACGCAGACCGAACTCATTGCGACGCCATGGCCTCACGCATGGCGGCCAGCACGTTCACCGTTGTTACGGGCTTTCCGTCATCGGCGACGGCGCGGCTGGCATCAACATATGTTTCATGCATGGACGCCTCGGCGTCCGTCGGCTCCCATGGCCCCACCACCTCGACAGCCGTACAGCAGCAGTGGTCGTGGTAGGACGATCCGAGGGAACGCTTGGCGCGGCGACGATGACGGCGTGCCCCTCCGCCGACGACGAGCGCCGACTCGCGAGAGGCGTAGTCGGACCGGGTGGCGAGCATCGCGCAGAACGGGCACGGATTGGCATCGGTGACGCGCCGCCACGCCCTTCCGCTGGCAGCAGCCGACCACTCCACGGTGTCCCGTCCGGCGTTGAGGACTCGACGAGACACGCCCGTGGCCATGCGCCCGATAATCACATCAGCCTCGCCAGGGGATTCACTCGTCATAGCCATGAGGGCCTGGGAGGCGGATACTGGGGCGGTCGCGTCGAAAACGTCAGTGACAATGCTTCCGTGACGGTCCCGCCCGTCCTGGATCGACCGATACGAGTCCACGAATGCCGCAGCGCGCTTGGTGGACGTGTCATGTCCGGCGCGCTCTAGTGCAACCCACGTGGCGACAAACTTGTCGTCAGAGATCTGACCCTCCGCCCACTGGCGCGCCACGGTTGCCGCGTATGCGGCGAACACGCCTGACAGCTTCGCCTGCGACCTCTGATGCTTGGACACCAGCACCCTGGCGGTCGCTGCGATGGTCGCCGGGTTGGCCACGTCACGCCCCCTGCTTGACGATGGCGTCAGCAAGGGTCGTCAGCGGATCAGGTGACGCCACGGCGCGATGTGTCATGATCGCATCAATGGAGGCATCGTCCATGCCGAGCATTTCCAGCACCACACGCGAATCTGGCGGGAGGATGCCCGCTCCGACGAGTTTCGTCACCGCGTCAGCCGTAGCTGCACGCGTCGGAGTGGAGGCGTCACTCCATCTCGGATGCACAGTTCTATGAAAGTGCGTCACATCGACATCGCCGTTGAGAGCCTGGGCGGCCATGAGGCCCACATCAGTCCAGCCAAAGCCGAACCCCGTCTGACGGCGCTCGGCCCGCTTTACCAGACGCGATTCCTCAGACACCAGGGCATCTGAGCTGGGAGGGTTAGCCGTGACGAACCCGAAGTACCGTTCCGGCACGGCAGACTCACCCGAGGCGAGCTGGGCCAGCAGCCGCACCTGCTCGGCATATGGGGCAGGGGAGTTCGCCGAGAACGACCCAACAGTGGGCGTGTCCCCGTCATCGTCCTTGTCGACAGCCCACACGCTCGCCATGGACAGCACCCAGCCCGGCTGGTCGAACTCGTCAGCGCTCACGCCCGTGATCCACCGCTGAGGATACGAGTAGAAATCCCGGTTGACCGTCTGCCCCAGCAGGGTGCGCACAGCCTCATCCGTGTACGACCTCATGGCCGGCGTAATCTCCGACCGACCACGCAAACGCGACGTGCGGCGACGGTTGACAATAGGAACCATCGGAACCCGGCCAAGAGTATTCAGGATACGATCCGTCTCCGACCACTGATTGCCCTTAAGCGCGGTTTGGATAATCCACTCAGGGGTCATTAGTTCAGCCACGGTGACGTTGGGGTCATCTGACGCTTGCTCCACCAGGCCAGCGACTAGAGTGTGGCCATCACGACCGACAATGCCCGTCGCATTCTTCGGGGACTGCGGGCGCACCGTCACCGTGCCGTCATCGCCAGGGAGGACCACGACGAACGACACGCCGAAAATCAGCGCATCCAGATGTGCGGCCCCGGACTCTATCGCCAGGTGATTCGACGTGAAAACATCCATGAGGCCGTAGTCATCACCGCCCGACCATCCCAGCCAGTCGAGACGCTCGTCGAGCGAATCCACGGCGATAGACGGCCATGACACAACGGATGTCACCCGTTGCAACTCGCGGGGGATCGCCACGCCGAGCTGGCGAATTCTCTTGTTGCCCTCGTAATACCCCTCGATGAGTCGATGCCACGGCCCCAGCCCGCTGATGCGGTCATGCATGGACACGACAAGGGATAACTCTTCAGCAGAAAGGCTCATACGACCGACACCCTCCTTCTCCTCGTCGATGTCCGTGGGCGACGCCTGGTTGTTTTGGCGGCCCACACGGCCAGCGATGCCGCCTCAATGGGCACCTCGCCGCCATCACGTGACGACGCAGCCCAACCCCAGCCCGCACCGCGTTCCCGCTGCGTTGCTGATGCAACGGATAGTTCGAGCATGTCTGTTCGTTTGTCGGCCACCGGGTGGCTGACGCGCCCGGCGCGCACCTCATCCAAAAACGAGGAGCACGAATCCAGGTACTGTCCCGTGTTGGCAGCGATGATGAGGCGCTTGGGGACACCGCGCTCGATCAGCGCATGAGTGAGCGTCATCGCGCCAGATCCCGACGCGACGATTTGCGCCGTTTCCCGCCATCGTTGCCCAAGCCAGTCAGCCAGCAAATCCAGGCCATCCTTGACGGCCCCCGATATGCCGCCCACGATCTCCACATGGATACCGTCAGCGGTTTTCGCTGCACCCGCGACCGCGACACGATCACCGGACCGCGAGAAGGACACGCCGAAGGATTTAGGCCCGGCCAACTCAGCCGACTCCACGGCTGTCTCGTCCCATTTACTGGCAGGAATGGCGGCGCGATCACGTGCCGCACGATCCCATTGACCAAGCCGCTCTCGACAGAAACCCTCCGGCGACATCGACTCGTGCTCATCGACAATTGTTTGCATGTTCAGCCGGACACCGAGGGCCGGGTTCGTCGCCTGGGCGAGCTTTCGCCACTGCCTCATGGCGACCTCGGGCTCCATCTCGTCAGGGATGGAAAATTCCGTCCACGCGACACGTTTCGGCGATGCGGAATGCGCCTGGTGGCGCACGCGCATAGCCACCTCGCCGGGCGCCAACGGGCCAGGCGGCGTTCCGGTGAAAATCTGTTGTGGATCCCCCGACGGGGCCGCAGAGATCGTCGGGAGCAATGCCTCCAACTGCTCGTCCGACAACTCCTGGAACTCATCACACACGAGGTCGTCGGCGGTGAAACCACGACCCGAGCCACGAGAGCGCGCCACAAACTCAACGGTTCCCCACTCCGGGCAACCACACCCACGGGACATCGTGGAACAGTCCGGGTGGTGTAAAATAATGGCCTCCTGACCATTGGTTGACCTGACGGCCTTCACCATTCGCGCCAGATCGGGATATCGGCGTTCATTCTCAAAAAAGCTACGAAGCCGGGTGAACGCCTTCCTGGCCGTTTTTACCTCGTGCGCAGTATGCAGCACATGTCGCCCCTGAACGGTGGCCTTAAACAGCTCCACAACTTCCAGGACCGCGTTCTTGCCATTCTGCCTGGGGACGATGAGGCAACATACGCCGGATAGGAGCTTTCCCTTGGAGTTTTCGGCAAGCCAATCGTCCAGTACGGCTTTCTGCCACGGGTCAGGGGTGAGGCCGTACACTTCCCCGATTTGCGCCGCATCTGCCCCAGCCGTAAACCTGTAGGCTGGAGCGACGCGGAACCGTGGTAGCTGATTTCCTACCTCATTGACCACGGAGCGTCACCCCGTGCGTCGTTTCCGGTACTTGTCCATCATTGCCACAGCCGCAGAATCTGCGGGAGTGGCAATGGGAGTGGCTTCTTGCTTCGTCGCGTACTTGTCGAGCCTGCCCATGAAGGCCAGCTCCTGGGAGCGCAAATTGGCGAGCTGTGTGTAGTCGCCATCGTCCCAAACAATCGTGTGAAGAATTGCCGCTTCGAGAAGGAAATTCCAGTCCGCTTCGGTGCAGTTGGCCGTTCGTGGATCACGCCCCCATGCAGCCCACCATTCGCGAGTTTTTTGGCCCCACTCCCAGTTCAGATCTGCATCGTCTGGCAGGTCGGGTTGCGCCATGATGGCCTCCTCGCGTTGCTGTTGGATCAACCGAGGGGCGGTGGGTTAGCGCCGCCCCTCGGCAGGGGTCTGGGCTCAGCTCCCCGAGGAGCGCCCCCGGAACGCTGAGCCGGCTGACCGGACGGTGCCGCGGACCCCACGGACCACGCCTCGCGCACGCCTACGCATGTCAACACCTCCCCCCCTTGACATTCAGGAGTATCTTTTTTATACTGTAGATATGACTACAGCAGTACGCGGACAACCACCCTCATCTGAGGTGCGGAAAAAACTCGCCAGAGAGGGGAAACCGGTCCTGGTGGCCTTTTCACTCGGGAAAGATGCGCTCGCGACAGCGCTCGCGCTCATGGACGCCGGCATCGAGATACAACTCGCACACCTCTACCTCATCCCCGGTCTAGAGTTCGTCGATGACACCATCAACCGACTAGAGGGCGCATGGGGTATGGCGATCCACCAGTACCCCCACCCGTCGCTATGGCGGATGCTTAACGCGATGGTGTATCAGCCTCCGGAACGGTGCTCCATCATCGAGGCCGCCAAAATGCCAGATGTTGACTATGGCGACATGTGGGGGCTCATTAAGGAGGACTTAGGAATGCCTAAGTCGACCTGGGTTGCCGACGGCGTGCGTGCAGCTGATTCCATCGTCAGACGAGCATCACTGACCCAGCATGGCGTCATGAAGTCCACGTCACGCAAGGTCTCGCCCATCCATGACTGGCTCCTCGACGAGGTCATGGGCCGGATACGGGAAGCGAACCTCCCGCTGCCATACACCGACCCCAAACGCGGAGCAAAACTGCCCATCGACTACGCGTGGTTCGGGCGGTCATTCGATGGCATTGATGCTCGATTCACCCAGCCGCTTCGCGAGCACGCACCGCAGGATTACCAGCGAGTCCTGGACTGGTTTCCGCTTGCAGACCTCGACATCTACCGACACGACATGGAGAATTGATAATGGGACTCAAAAAAAGCGCAAACATTGGCGGAAAATCGGCACACGCGCCGAAGGTCGGCGGCGATAAATTCCACCCTAAAACCGCCGACCCGCTCAAGGGCGTCGAGTACACAGACAGCCTCGAGGAGGACTCCAAGCGCGAGCTGACGGCGATGGAGGCCGCCTACCGCGAGCGGGCTAGAGCCGAGGAGAAGCGCAAAAAATACGCGACCGACTCAGAGCACTGGGTGGCCATTTGCTTCTCAACACGCGAGGACAAGGAGGCCTGGATTAGGAGCATCGTCGGGGACTTCGGCCTCGGGGACAAGTACATCAACGGGTATAAGCTCGCGGACATCATGGGGGTTGACCTTGCCGACGGGCAGTGACCCCATGGAGCTGCTACGCGCATACCGGCTGCTGCGAGACCAGCGCCCCGAACTCATCCTGGCCGCACGCGACGATGGCCACACATGGCCCGAAATCGCCGATGCAGCCGGGATGACACGGGAATCTGTGATCAGATTGGCAAACAGCGTAACCCATAAATGATATTGATTTTCATCTCGGGGGGATTTCACTAGGCCGCAGGAGGAGTCTGCGGGTCATGGCGGGGGGTCTCCCCCTGGGGTGACTCACCAAGATATCACATTTGATATAGTTTGATTTTTGACGGGAACCTTGGGTCCGAGTCGGTCGCCCTTGGATCTGTTGCAGGTTCGGCAGATGGCCTGACCGTTGTCGAGGGTGTTTTGTCCCCCGAGACGCACGGGCACGATGTGGTCAGCCTCGACAGATGTCGGCAGCCCAGGCTTCCCCCATGACAGCTCGATGCCGCACAGGGGGCAGTGTGTGACGCCCCTGCCCTTGTCGCGAGCGAGGACACGGTTCCGCCAGCGGATATGGGCGGCTGATGCTGTGCGATTGGTTGGCATGCGGCCCTCGATGGGAGATGGTGGCTAGGTCCAGTGCGCCTCGACCCGCCCTTGGGTGTACCAGTCCCTATGGTTTGTACCATAGCACATTGCTTGCCGATGTCTAGTCACGCCGCATCCCGAGTATCGATAGCCTCGACGATGCCGGGCCACAGTCTGCCGATGATGTCCCACGGCCAGTAGCGGTGCGGATCGCCTCGCCGTGCCGATTTGACTGCTGGACGGAGCCGACCGCGCTTCTGCCACTGCGAGAGCTGCCCCGGTGTGACGGGCAGCTCAGAGGCCAGCTCGGCTGCTGTCATGGGGGCGTGGTATCGCCATTTCGTCTCCATGGCGGCTGGCCCCGGATACTCGTGGCGTTGGCCCTCGGGTTGCCAGCGGGTGGCGGTGCAGGCGAGGACGGGGCCGTCGATCTCGCAGGGCGCCCCGCATGCAGGGCATGCGATGGCGCGGGGAGGTTTCAGTCCTACGGCGCGGGCCAGGTGGGCATATGTGGCGGCGATGGTGTCATCGACCACGGCCATGTCGTAGTCGTCGAGCCAGGCCCGTGAGTCGGCCCACACGTCTGTCAGCCATGCGCACTCGGTGGTCCAGGTCAGGCCGCACGGTTGGGGGTGTGCGGCACGGGTCTCGGGGTCGATGGCATCCCAGATGACCCTGGATGCCTCTGTGGCGAGGGTGCGCAGCATGGGTGGCTCCCAGCCTGGGGTGGGCAGGATGTCGAGGCGTGACACGTCTAGGGGTGGGCGTGACCCTGGCACGTGGCGGGTGTGGGTGGCCTCGCCGTCAGGGTTGCGGGTGTCACCGAGGGAGTGGAGTTCGGCGACGAGGGCTGGCATCTGCTGGATACGACCGAGCGGGTCGGTGGCGGGGATCCATGCGAGGGGTCTGGTCACTGGTCCTCCTGAGACGTCATGTTGGTGCTGGCGTGGGTATCGGGGTGGGTCGGCGCCTGAGAGGCGCTCATATCTCCGTCGCGCTAGACGCCCTTCTGAGGGCCTCGCGGATCGACCCGCGATCGGGTTTCCGTCGCGCCAGAGGGGCGTTTTTGTGCGCCTGCCGGGCATCCCAGAGCCGGGGCGTCGGTTTGATTCCCGCTGGCGATCTGCTGACGGGTGGATTTGAGCCACTCGCAGTAGGCGGCAGGGGCGGTGGGTGCGCCGGTGAGTTCGGCCCTGTCGAGGCGTGCGGTGCGGTCGCGGCGCACCTGGTTGAGGACCTGTCGGGGGTCGATCCACAGCGGGCGGGCGTCGGCTGATCGGGCGATAGCGCGGACCGCGCCGACGGCCTGCCGGTAGTCGACGTCGTCGAGGACCATCTGCCACCCCTCGGCGGCAAAGTCGGATCGAGGCTGGCCGGGGCAGATGGTGGCGACTACAGCCACCAGCTCTTGGGCTTCATCGAGGGTCATTGTGTGGCCTCCCGGGCAATTTCGAGCAGCGGGTTGGTGCCGCCATTGGCGGCGATGCGGGCCTTGGAGCGGGCGTACCAGTCGGCTACCTCCTGCTGGCGGCGGTCGCGTGGGGCGTCGAGGATCTCGGGCGGGTCGGCCCAGCGCTGCCGGTTCAGCCAGGTCGAGGCGTGGGGGATGAACCGCTGCTCAGTGCGGTTGTGCTCGCAGGCCTGCCGGAACGCCACGGCGGCAGCAACGAGGGTGTGCTCGTCGACCCCGGCGTCGAATTGCTTGGCGTAGGCGCGTCTGGCGTCGGTTTTGTTTGCGGCTCTTGGGTAGGCCGCCCAGAACTCGTCAAACCGTTGTGGTTTTTTGCGTGGCGGTTTCCGTTGTGGTTTTTCAGCCGCGTCAGCGGCGGCAGCCGCTTGCGGCCCGGTGAGGGCGGGCTGGCTGGCTGGCTCTCCCCCCTGCACCCCCCTCACGTTAGTGAGGGGTGTATCTGTATCTGTATCTGTATCTGGGGTACAGGAATCCGGTGCGTTTTCTGTACGGATTCCTGTACCGTTTCCAGTACCGTTTCCAGTACCTTTTCCAGTACCCTTTCCGGTATCGCCCCTAGTCACGGGCTTTTTGCGTCGTCTGTCGTTGGCTCTGTCGCGGTCGATCTCAGCGCCCGACTTGTTCCACCGCAGCCACGCCACGATGCGCCAGCAGTCGCCCTCTCGTTCGACGAGCCCCGCATGTTCCAGCCGTTCGACACGGTTTCCTGTACCTTTTCCTGTACCGTTTCCAGTACCTTTTCCAGTACCCTTTCCGGTCACCTCGATGTCGAGACCCAGCCTGAACCTCACCACAGCATCGGGGATGACCCCCTCAGCCTCCGGCTGACCTGAGGCATAGGCGAGCATCCTCGTATAGAGAACCTCAGCCTCCTCGCCAGCCTCGATGATCTTCGGGTCGTCGTAATAGTGGGTCGCCAGCGGGGCATACGTGCCCGGACGCTTCAACCTCATGACAGCTCCTCTAGAGTGATGGTGACGGTGTGATAGCCCCGTGGTGGCGTCACGTCGGCGCGGCGCATGTCGGGGCCGATGATGTGCTCGGAGTCGTCATCTGGCCACACGCCGGCGTCTGTCATGCCGTCGATTAAGGCTTTGATCGTGGGATAGCTATTAGCGGGATCGACGCAGCCAGCGCGATAGCCGATCTCAGCCACCACGCGTACTGGCCCGTCGGCGTGGATGTGATGGCGGCGGCACTCGACCGCCGCCCGTTTCCGCAGAGCACGAGTCCTGCGGGCACGGTCGGCCCAGTGATAGCGGCCATTAGAGGAAAGCCACAACGAATTACTTATTGTCAGCGTGAATGATCGCATCGCAGCATCCTCTAGAAAATCGCTTCTTGGACAATGGGCTTGGTGCAAGACGGCGATAGCCATAGGCGTTCACGCTCGCTGGCTGGTACAGCGCCATATCCAGATGAACCCGCTTTTCCTTCAATCTTCATCCAGCCGCGATCTAGGAGCTCGTCATGCTCATCTAAATATCCACAGACAACGATCTTTAGTCCACCGGGGGCGTTCATGCACCAATCACGGACCGACTTCGACAGCCCGTCGCCGTTGTTGAAATAGACATCCGATCCGACAGTGTATGGCGGGTCGAGAAAAATAGCCGTAGACCCATCTCCGTTAGAATGCTTCGATCCTGAAATAATGCTGTCACTTAGAACTCTACGCCAGTCCCCACACGCAATCCTGGTATCTCGAAGTCTTTGAGCAATAGAATGAATGCGTTTGTCTACATCAATTGTTGGTGAATAGACACCATTATTATCCAAAAAGCTTGGTATTGACCTGCTTACCCCACCAGCTCCAATATGAGTTAACTTCCCATCTACGATGCCCCAGGGGCCATTGCTAATAGGCGTCCCAATCGATCCACACGCTACGGTTAGCCACCACGCAGCCGCCTTGGAATCGTAGTGTTCAGGGTCTCCCATGAGCCATGATGTGAAGCTCTCTCGATTGCCGTTAAGCCATGCCTTGCGCGCCGTGATGTCAATCTCAGTCATAGGCCCCACGCACTCAAGCGCAACGCCCTTCGGATCGGCCTTGACCGACCGCCATACATTGACCAACCATCCATCTAAATCATTGATGATTTCCATTCGATGTCCGGTGAATCTCGGTCGCGCCAGGAGGACCGCTGCGGAACCACAGAATGGCTCGATATACAAACCTGGATCCCCGAAAGCGCCCCAAATACTGCTCGCGGATGCACTCTTTCCGCCGAAATATTTAAACAGTGATTTAGTTTCAGTCATTTCATTACCTGCTTATGCTGCAATCTGGTCACCGCGAGTACTCCTTGTCATGCCTGTCCATGGCGCTGACGTACTCATCGAGGAGGGCCAGCGCATGACGCAGGAGTGCCGGAACGGCGGAGGTCATGGCGTGACGATCGTCCACGTCTGGGGCCATGTCGCGGTACCCGTCGTCGAGGACCATCTGGATCGCCAAAGCGGCATCGATGTTCCAGATAATTTGGGCTATGAGCCCGTATGTCCTGTCGCCGACGGTTTCGCGTTTCGTGGCATGCGCCATCGAAACTGTGTATTCGATGGCGCGTTTGAGGGGGTCCTTGGCGTCCACCCTGGTGTGGTCGAGGGCATAGAGGGCGTGTTTGATCGCCTCGGATACCCCGTCAGCCCAGTCGCGCCATCCGAGGCGGTAGGTCTCGCTCATGCCACCCTCCTCGCCCGGAAAAACGCGGTGGCCACCTGGAGGTTGCGCCGTGGTCGCTCATACGGCTGCCCTGGGGTGTCCTGGGCGATCTGGCGCGGGTCGATGAGCATGTCAATGATGTCTGCGGCGTCATGGCCGCGCAGTAGCTGGGTGCATGCCTCGGCCTGGTCGCCGGTGATGGCAACGGGGCCGTCCGCGATGAATGTTGATGTCTTGTCTTTCAACATGTCGCCTCCTCAGAACGGCGCTTCGGCGGACTGGGCAGCCCACGGATCTGTGGGTTGCTGGGATTGCTGGGGCCGACCGTTGCCCTGGGGCTGAGTCCCGCGCTGGCGCCCGCCGGAGGACTGGTTGCGAGCCACCTTGGCGGAGGCGTACCTCAGCGAGGGGCCGACCTCGGTCACGTCGATCTCGTAGGAGGTGCGACGGTTGCCGTCGCGGTCCTCGTAGGAGCGAGCCTTGAGGCTGCCCTGAACGATGACACGCATGCCCTTAGTCAGGGATTCGGCGACATTCTCGGCGTACTGGTGCCAAACCGAGCAGGCCAGGAACATTGCCTCGCCGTCCACCCACTCATTGCGCTGCTTGTCGAATCGGCGCGGGGTTGATGCCACGGTGAAATTCGCCACCGGTGTTCCGTTGTTCGTGAACCGCAATTCTGGGTCGGATGCCAGATTGCCAACAACAGTAATGGGAGTTTCTCCACTCATTTTTTCAGCCTTTCAATATGTGCGATTGCGTCAGTTTTCGGGGATTCATGGATACGCCGTACATGGGGGATGTCAGCCACGTCCTGCGCGGTCCATCCGGTGGTCTCGCCGATGAGCTGCCATGTCCACTCGCGGGCGCGCATGTCGGCGACCTGATCGAGGTCAACGGGCGGCCTGTCGTCCTCGCCGGACTCTGAGGCGATGACCTCCAGATGGGCGGGATTGACACACCGTGGGGTGCCGCAGGTGCGGCGGAGCTTGCCCGGAGAGGTGACCCACCCATGAGTGGAGGCATGTGCCACGCGGGAGGCGTAGAGACCCACGGACCCACCGTCGGTAGTGCGGATGTACAGCTGTCGGCTCTTGGATGTGGCACACCCGTCAGGGGTCCACACCAGGTTTCGCTCGAGGGATTTCGCGGCCTGTATGGGGTCGAGAGACAGTGGATGCCGAGAGTTAGCCATGCCAGCGCTCCCTCGTGGACGCCCTACTAACCATGGAGGCCAGGAGCCCCGGTTCGCCGTCGGCGGCCTCATACTGTGAGTCGATGGCCTCGAGCCAGCGCACGTGTGCGACAATGTTTTGCACGATCGCATTAGCTAGATCAGCCCCGCCCCGGTAGCCGTCATCCAGGAGCTCGCCCGAGAACTCCCGGTCCTGCCTGGCTATCTCCAGTGCGATGAGGGCGAGCGCGTCAGGGTTGATGTGCGACGCGATGTAGTCGTCCATCATGACTCCACCTCGTCATCCAGGGGAAGGCTCATGAACCAAGAGAGCAGTTGGCATAAATCAAACCTGAACAGTGAGACGCTGAGGCGGTCTTTTCGGTCGAGGCTTTTGGCCCGCTCGGACAGTTGGCGGATCGTCTCTTTTCTGTCGTCAGGGAGGCCAGGGGTGATCCCGAGGGAGCCAAGGTGGAAAGGTATGGCCTTGAATTTCTCGTATTCGCAGAGGCAATCCAGGTAGCCGGCCTCGAAAATGTCTCCTTTTGTGATGTTCATCGGTCCACCTCGCCGGTGTTTTCGTCGATGACCTCGGCGTCAAACAGCTGCCCCGGCTCCTGTGTCTCGGGTTCGTCAGAGTGGGCCTCGGTCAGTGCATCGGCGGTGGCGTTGAGTTCGTCCTGGGTGAGGCCACCGAGGGTGGTCACCTGCCTGCCGAGCACGCGGGAGGCCACCCCGAGGACCTGCTGCTGATCCGCTCCGGTGTCGCGCATGGCGGCGAGGATGATCCCCCAGTCGGGACGGTCGTCGTGGTGCTCGGTGACGGTCACGCCATCGGGGCGGGATGGGGCAAAATCGAGCACCTCGTCAGGGGTGTATCCGACGCCGCCCATCACCTCGTAGCACGCCTCCCGTACACACTCGGAGAGGGCACGGTTCTTCAACATCAGCTCGGGATTCTTGGTCCAATGCCCCTTGCCCCACAGGCCGTGCTTCTCAGCCTTGGCGCGGTCCCAGGTGGCCACGTGCTCAAACTCTGGGTCGTCGGCGCGGATGATGACACAGCGGGCCACGCCATCGTTGAAGGATTCGCGCAGCACATGCTTGGCCTTGTGGACTCGCGTTCTCATAAACTTGGCGGAGAAGGATGGCTTTCCGCCGATGATCGCCATCTCCTGCATGATCGTCCACACCGACTCGTCCAGCTCGGTGGCCTCAACGAGGGCCACGAGCACGTTGGCTGGCTGGCGCTGAAAGGCGGGCGGGAGGATGGTGGCTGAGCTGAGGGCTTCGGCGTATCTCATCTGGTAGTCGAGGCTGGCCGTGATGATTTTGGTTGTTGAATGCTCAATTTCTTTGTTCATAGCGATTGTCCTTACTTGAGGGCGATGAATGGGGTTCCGGGTTGTCCGTCGCGTCCCTTGCGGGCTCGACGGGTGGCGAGCGTGGTGCCGTCTGGTGCGATGGCGGTTCGGGCGTCGCCCATCGCTGGGGCGAGGATTGCCTTCGCCTGGTCGGAGAACTCCTTCGCCTCGGCGGCGGCGTCCTTGGCGGCGGCGTTGAGCTGGGCTGCCTGGCCGATGACCTGGAGGGCGTCAGGGTCGTCGATGGTCACCCGCTCGTCGGTGATATCCGAGTGCCTCAGCCGCTCGATGGCGTACTTCCCAGCCTGGATCGTGCCTGTGTCTGGCGGCTCGATTCCGAGCTCGAGCATGTCGATGAAGCGCTCTGCCTCGTCGCGGGCGTAGCCAATCCATTCGTTGTCGCGCTCGACGTGGAAGCGGCGGAATCCCCACGTGGAGAGGACGGCGAAATCAGCCCACTTGACGCCGAAGATGCTCATGTACCACTGCACCTGCGCCCAATAGTGCGCGGGCGGATTATCGGTTCCGTCACGCCCCCACTGGCCCGGCTTGTTGGGCGTGTACTTGATTTCCAGGATCCCGACCGGATGCCGCTCTGAGTGCGGGTTGTCGACGATGAGCCGGTCAGGGTTGGCCAGCTGCCAATCCCTCTTATGGTGGACCCACGTGCCGGTGTTGCGCAGCCACGTCCCCTCAGGGAGGTGATGGTCGGCATACCAGCTGGCTGCTGCGGGCTCGATGTAGTGGCCTGCCTCCATGAGGTCGCTGGAGGTGGCGTCGTCGAGGGTGCCGCGCTTGCGGTGCCACAGTTGCCATGGCGAGCACCATGGCGACAGTCCCATGATGGCGGCGATGTCGGAGCCTCCGATGCGGCTCCTGCGAGCCTCCAGCCATTCGGGTGACCCGTCCGGCCATGATCCGAGGGCTACTGCTGTTCCTGCGCGTCTCATCGTCGCACCTCGGGGTCGATTCCGTCGCCACCGCACGTGCGGCACCAGACGCCCAACTTGCCCTCGCCCGAGCCGTCACACTCAGGGCATGGGTACTCGTCGCGTCGTGGCACCCGGCTCACATCGGCGAGCCATTCGCGCTCTGCTCTCGCAATGCTCCACTGGTCGATGGTGCTCACGCTGACCACCTCGCGGCGCGGTTGACAATCACGCTCGGGTGAGCCGCCATGTGGACGTCGCACAGGTCGCAGAACGCGGACAACAGCGGGCGGCGCTCGGCTATCTGCTCGCCGGTGGCCTCTGGCCAGCCGTCGTCGTTGGCGATGAGGTCGCGGAGTTCAGTGACAGTTCCCGACCAACAACCGACAGTGACCTCCCAGCCGTCGGGCGTGGGGACCAGTAGGCAGCGGTATGGGTGGAGGCCGTCGATGCACAAGCCGTCCCACAGCGTCCCGCACAGGTTGGCCTCGTACAGGTCGGCCACACGCAGGTCAGCCCCGCTCAGGTCAGCCCCACGCAGGTCGACCCCGCTCAGGTCGCCCCCGTGCAGGTCGGCCACACGCAGGTCAGCCCCACGCAGGTCAGCCCTACGCAGGTTGGCCCCATGTAGGTCGACCCAGCTCAGGTCGACCCTACGCAGGTTGGCCCAGCGCAGGTCGGGCGTCTTTCCACTGTCGCGGGCCTCGCGGATGATCTCTAGAACGTCGTCCCGGTTCATTTCTTCTCCATGTCGTCGCGTAACTTGGTGATGACGATGACGGCTGCCATGGCGATCACGAGGACCAGGCAGCGCCCATCGATGGGGATCATGAGTGCAGTCATGACAGCCTCCGGATGTTCTCGTTCTCTCGCAGCCAGGCGTTGATTGTTGACTGCGTGATGTGATAGCGAGCCTGTCCCTTGGGGCCGGTCGTCATGATGTGGGTCATCTTGCGTGACGAGCACATCTCGCGAACGGTTCTGGCGCTCATGGGCAGCTGCTCTGCGGCCTGGCGCGGCGTAAAAAAGGCCTCGGTGGTGTTCATGCCGCAGCCTCATCGGAGTTGAAGCGCCCTGACAAGAAGCGATCCACGAAGTACGTCTGCCCCTTGCCGGTAACCTTTGGCGTTTTTGAGATAGTGACGTGCCCGTCGGAGTGAGTGACTGCGGTTTCCTTGACCTCGAATAGCCCCAGTTCCATGGAACGCTGGGTGGGCATGTTCCAGGCAGTTCCCTGCTGCTTGATGAGGTATCCGTTGCCGCGCATCCATGCGAAGAGGCGCGTCGCTCCTATCTGGATGCCGTTGCCGCGAAGAATCTTGGCGAGGTCGCCCACGAGGATGGATGTGCGTGACGCTGCTACCGAGTCAGCGAAGAGGACTTTGGGCTTGTCGGCTTCGTGTTGGGCTTCAAGCTCGGCGCGGCGGGCGCGTTCCTCCTTGAGGTCGGTGGCGAGTCTGATAATGAAATCCGGGTCGGTTAATGCCTTCTCTGTGGCCTCAGGTGTCAGGTAGCCGCCGTGTTTGCGGATCGAGGGGAGAACCTCGCTGGTGATCCAGCGGCGGAAGGCGGCGGCTTCGGGTTTGTCGGATCGGATGACGACCTCGTACATGCCAGCCTCGGAGACGATGGTCATCCGCTGGCGGCCGCCAGCAGTCTCAAGGGTGTGCGCCTGGCGCATACCCTTTTCGAGCCGTGCGGCGAGGCGGCCCAGTGCGGTAATCCTGAGCACCTTGCACAGGTCTGCGAGGACGAACCACGGCTCGCCGTCGATCTCGACGACGCGCACCGGCTGGTCGCTGTAAGTGAATGGGATAACATTGGACATGGAACTTCCTTTCTGGTTGGTCTCGCCGTCCCCGCTGCCACGGGGGCGGCTTTTTCTGTGTCGGGGGTCATGCGGCGGCGGCCATGGTGGCCGTGTGGATTAGGTCCGATGGGCGGACGCCGAGTGCGCGGGCGATGGCGACCAGCTCCTCGATCCCGAGTGGCGATGATCCATTGAGCTTTCGGGCGAGGATGGTCGGGGGCATTCCGACCTGGCTGGCGAGGTCCTGGTAGGTGATCCCTGCCCTGGCGACGGCGGCTCGGACCTCTGCCGCCGCCGCGCCTCGGGGGCTGTGTGTATCGGTCATGTCACCGATCATAGTCCTAATTATGACCATGTCAACCCTTGCGCCGCTTGACTCACACAGTCATATATGCGACTCTATGGTCATGGGACGACAGAGGCTCAACGGGCCGGTGACGCAGCGCGTGGCCGCCGCCCTGGAGGCGCAGCGGGCACTTCAGGGGATGACCTATGACTCTCTCGCGGCAAAATCCGGGCTGGCGAAGGGCGCAACGGTGTACTCCCTGAAAGGCGAGCGCGGCATCACCGTCGACGCATACGTCTCTCTGTGCACGGCGCTAGACATTGACCCCGGAGAGCTGCTGGACGCCGCCGTGGCGGCCACCACCCCAGACGTGCTCACCCTCGCCGCCTACAACCCTGGCGTACCCACCGACCGGGAGCGCATGGAAGCGGAGTGGGGCGATGAACCCGCCTAACCCGTGGGCATGGCTACGGTCGCGGCCATCCATCGATCTCGCGTGGGGCGGGCTGCCAGCCGGATGGCGTGGAGCCACGGACGGGCGGACCATCTGGATAGCCGAGGGGCTCACCCAGCGGGAGCGCCGGTCCACCCTCGCTCACGAGATCGCACACATCGAGCTCGGACTCATCGGGCCACAACCGCCTGTCTGTGAGGAGCGTGTCAGGGTCGCCACGGCACTGTGGTTGCTGCCAGACCTGGACGCGATAGCGGACGCGTTGGCCGACTCGACGCCCGAGGATGCCGCCCTGGATCTGTGGGTGGCAGACGACATCCTCACCACACGACTAGCACACCTCACCGCCGGCGAGCGTGACCACATCAGCCGCACAGCAGCGGCATAACCCAGGGAGCAGAAATGCCCGACGAGAATCCCAGTCCCGCCGCTAGCGGGGCGGACGAGAAGAAAAACCAAGGCTGCGGGTGCATATCGTTCATTGTGCTCATCGTCCTCGTCATTACCGCCATTGTCTCGTGTGGCGGGGGAGACGACAAGGCAGCCAATCCGGACGACACCACATCCCAGAGTGCGCAGGTAGAGACGCAGGATCAGGAGACGGATACCCCGACGGCCACGACCGTGACGAGCGCCCCGAAAGTCGCCAAGGCCGCCACCGCAGGGGCAGCCAAGCGGGGCACGGCTGCTGCCGCGCTTGCCGAGTTGCCCGTTAAGGGGCGCGCCCCGAAGACCGGGTACTCGCGTGACCAGTTTGGCCAGGCGTGGGCTGACGTGGATCGCAACGGCTGCGACACTCGCAACGACATTTTGCGCCGTGACATGGTCAACAAGTCGTACAAGCCTGGCACGGGCGGCTGCAAGGTGACCTCCGGTGACCTGCCTGACCCGTACACCGGGCGCAACATTCACTTCAAGCGGGGACCCCACTCTAACGCTGTCCAGATTGACCACGTGGTCGCCCTGTCTAATGCCTGGCAGACCGGAGCCCAGAAGATCGGGAGTGACCAGCGCCTCGCATTCGCCAACGATCCGCTGAACCTGCTGGCCGTCGACGGCCCCACGAACGAGGCCAAGGGCGACGGGGATGCGGCTACGTGGCTGCCGTCGAACAAGCGGTTCCGCTGCTCATACGTGGCACGCCAGGTGGCAGTGAAGAAGAGGTATCACCTGTGGGTGACCAGTGCCGAGCATGACGCCATCGCGGGCATCCTGAGCGCCTGCCCCGGACAGAAGCTCCCGACGGGCGCCCCCATCCCGGCAGTAAGCAGCCACGGCGGCGACAAGCCCGCCACCAAACCTGCCGCAACCCGTACTGCCCACCACAGCCACGCGACCTCCGAGCGGACCAGCCATCACACGGACTCCAGCTCGACAGGTGGAGACGAGCAGGGCGGGACGACAGTCCGTGGGGGAGCGTTCTGCTCTGGCGAGGGCTCGCAGGGCGTGAGTAAGTCTGGAGCAACCCTGACGTGCAAGACAGCCAAGGATGGCCGTCTGCGCTGGAAAAAGTGACCGTGGCTGTCCAGGATCTGTGGCGTGACCGTCACGGTAATCCCACTCGCCGGGACGGTCGCGGGAAACGGTGGCGTGTCGTGGTGGCTGGTTGGCCCACCACGGCATGTCGCACCAGGGCCGAGGCCGACCGGATTAACGCTATCAGGCTCACGACGACACCGCCGCGCCCTGAGGATGGACGCACCGTCGGCGACCTCGTGAGCGTGTGGCTGGACGGCAAGCGCGGCCTGAGCCCCAAGGGCTACGAGGCGGCTGAGCTCGCGGCCTCCTACACGCGAGAACGATGGGGCGATGTGAGCCCGTCGGACGTGAGCGCCCCCGATGTGCAGTCATGGATTGCGTCACTGCGCACCGCACATGGCCCGGCGTCGGCATCGCTGCGACATAAGGTTCTGCAGTGTCTCCGGGGAGCTATGGGGGACCGTGCGGACCTGTCAGCAGTGAGGACGCCACGGGAGGTTCGCCGGGACGTGCACCCGCTGAGCATCGACGAGCTGAGGGTGCTCGCCGAGGAGATCGGCAGGGGGCACAGGCGTGACGACTCGGCGGCCCTCGTCTGGCTACTCGGCACGACAGGCCTTCGCATCAGTGAGGCGTTGGCGTTGAATGTGGGGGATGTCGATTCGGCGCGCAAGCGGCTGAGGGTTCACCGCTCCAAGACTGGCCGCGCCCGCGACGTGCCTGTCCCGGCCTCCGTGCTGGCCATGCTCGATCTGCAGCGAAAACCGTCAGAACCGCTCGTGCGTGGAGCTCGTGGCAGGAGACTGCACAAGGACTCGTGGCGGCAGCGTCGGTTCCGTCCGGCCTGCGACAGGCTGAGATGGGAAGGGCTGCGCATCCACGACCTGAGGCACACGGCGGCATCCCTGGCCATCGCGAGCGGCGCGGACGTCAAAGCGGTGCAGCGGATGTTGGGCCATGCGTCGGCGACGATGACCCTTGACCTGTATGGCCACCTGTGGGATCGCGGTCTGGACGATGTCGCCGACCGCATGGAGGCGATGATGGCGGCTGAGGATGATACCCAGACTGTACCAGGGTCGTCTGGCTAG